TGATTGTCTTCTCTGCGGTCAAATCAAACCCCACAAATCCAGAAACCTCTGCCTAGCCTGTTATCAGAGGCCAGAATCCGACCCACTAAAAATAGAAACCAGACACAGGGTAGAGCGAGACACCCAGTCAATATTTACACCTACTGGATTAGCTGATCACCCGACTGAGTATCTACCAGGATCAAATGAAAAGATGGAAGTCATGGCGCAGAGGCTTCAAGATGGAAGGGAAATCCACCATCCAGATGATGCAGCATTAACACCGGATTGTTTTTTTAAATCAGATGGATCGATGAAGAAAAGAAAGGGAGTTTTATCAAATAATTGGGCACCTAGAAGAATTACCCTTGACATCGATGAGGATGATCCACTAGACTTCTGACATATCTAGTACAAAGTCGCTTGGTTTGGGACCAAGAAGTCGCAGGTTCGAATCCTGTCTCCCCGACTCACATGGCGGTTCTGTTCTAGATAAGGATACTTTTTCCCTTACTAGGATGGAACCCTATGAAAAGCTTAGTCACCATTTCGTTTCGTAATTTTCTGGACTACCTCCAGACCTATCTTCAAAACTCAACCGAGTTAACCACCCACAGATGCGCTCAGGCTAAGTTCCTAGAGTGCTGTGATTTACCCGATCCCAAGAAATTAGCTGTATCCCACCTAAGAAAATTTAGGGATCACATGATTGCTCAGGGGCTGGCCCGCAAGACTATTCGGGAATACCTGCACCGAATTATTAGGTGGGTGGGTTTCTGCTGGGAGCAAGGCAAGGTTTCACAAGCAACTTACTTGGCTTGCAAGTCTATGTGGATGCCTAACCCTAGGCAAGGCAGATCACCAGTCAGGACTAAATCTGTAACTTGGATACAAATTGCAGAACTTCTGCCACACCTACCTACATATCTGTCTAACCTAATCCAGCTGCACTGGCTCACAGCTGCTAGGCCATGCGAGATAGTGCAGATCAATTCCAACAACTTTTCCAAAGTTAAGCCTGGCCTATGGATCTGGACTTTACCTGACCATAAGGGTGCTTGGAGGGGTCAGGATCGGCAGTTATACCTTGGGGCTGATGCCATTAGGATTGTTCAACAGATTGAACCATGCCCTAAAGGATTCCTATTCCCAAGTAAAAAAAATATTGAAGGATTTTTGACACGGCTAACCTACCAACGGCAAGTGAAAAAATGTACCCTACATTTAATTAAGAATGGAATCCTAACGAACCCGCCTGAATGGACTATTAGAGGCATTCGCTCTGGCCGAGCCAGACACATGCAAACAATGCATGGTCTAGAGGCCGCACGAATATTGCTGGGCCATACTGATCAGCGAATGACCAGTCACTATGCAGGGACACCGATTCCCAATGGTGACTTTATTGGTGGCCTCAATCATGACATTCAAAACTAACACTTCAGACAAATGTAATTAGAAAGGATTCTAACCGTGAATAATCAAGACGATGCAAAACATTTTAAACTAGTTCAGGATGAACAATCAGGGCAGGATGCCCTACCTTCCAAAAAGAAAAATAAGCGACCCAAGCACTGGCGGTTTTTCACCGAGCTTGAATTGCTAATCCTTAAGTTTGTTAAAAAAGAAATCATATCAGCGCAAGAGATAGCCAATCTTCTAGAGCTAGAAAACAGCAGCAGCTTCAGGGCATGCCTGTCCAACATGGTCGAACGCATGATCATCATCCGCGCTAAAGGTGGTTACAAAATCAACAGATAGCTTTGTCAGACTTCTGACGGCAGATGTCAGGCAGGTGTCAGACAGACAACTGTAAACTATTAAGATAGAATAAGTTTATAGGAGTGACACACATGGCACGGATGACAAAACAAATGGCTAACCTTTTACTGGATCAGATGTCCAAGGTCTTGGACTTCTCTAGCCAGTTACACCCTGAGAATACCAAACGACAACAGAAACACATTGAAGGGAGAGTGAAGCGACACCTAGAAGTCATGGCTGAATACATGGCGGTTTTACATGACGATGAACCCAAAGAAAAGGAGTAGCAAGGATGCCACTAGTATTAGAAAGAAAAGTGAATGAATCGGTAATGATCTGGGATGAGAGTGATCCTAACCAAATTCTGGTAGTCACCCTTAAAAGAGCAGTGGATGGATCCTATCAAATGGTTTTTGAGGGACCAAGAAACTTTAAAATCTTTCGCAAGGAAATGTTAAATGACAGCTTTGAAGACAAAAAATAATACTGGTAAACCTGCTGAAATGGCAGCTATCAAAACGGATGCAGTCCTTATTCAGGGCGATCTTAGCACCCTGAGTGAAGACCAAAGGTCAGCCTACTACCTTAGGGTCTGTGAAAGCTTGGGCCTGAATCCACACACCCAACCCTTTGAGTTCATCCCACTGGGCGGGAAATTGAAGTTGTATGCAACCCGAGCTTGTTCTGATCAGCTTAGGAAACTTCATGGGGTATCTATCCAGATCCTATCTAGGGAACTAGTGGAAGATATCTACACAGTGACAGCTCGAGCAGAAGATATGACTGGTCGAACCGATGAATCCTGTGGGGTGGTCAGCCTTAAGGGTTTGATGGGGGAAGCCAGATCCAACAAACTTATGTGTGCTGAGACCAAGGCTAAAAGGCGCGTCACCCTTAGCATCTGCGGTTTGGGTTGGTTGGATGAAACTGAGGTGGAATCCCAGATTCAAGCCCAACCTATTAGGCCTGTTGTCGCAGCTCTGGCAGCACCAGTGGTGGTGGATGAGCATAAGCCCATGCAAACTTTTCAAGATGCTTGCCTAGCAGTCGAGCATGCTTTCCCTGGCACCATGCAGGGGATGCTGAAATACTACAAAGTTTCCTCTGTGGATCAGTTGGTAGAAGCTCAGAGAATTGATGCTGAAAAGCTAATAGCCAAGAAGATGGGAGGGGCTAAATAATGAGCATCCTAGACCTAGCTTCTGGCGCAAGGATTTTGGAATTCTGGATTGAAAAGGATTCAGCCGTTGAAGGTGAACTTGATTCTGTCCTAGATGAATTGCTTCAAGAGCTTGAAGGCAAGATTGAAGATAAGGTTGAAGCTTACTGCAGGATTATCAGAGAGCTTGAGTTAACACAAGCAGCAAGGAAAGAAGAGTCTGACCGGATCCGGAAGCTGGCTGATCAGGATGGTAATACAGTCAAGGCAATGAAGGGCAGGTTAATGTTCTTCTTTGGTTTGCAGAAGATCAACAAGCTTAAGACTAACAACTTTAATCTTTCTATCTGCGCTAATGGTGGCAACCAACCAATAGAGGTCAACATCCTACCTGAGCTTTTGCCAGCAGAATTTCAGAAGGTCGAGATCAAACCCAATATGGAAACCATTAGGGAGGCTTTGAAAATGGGCACCTCTCTTGATGGAATTACACTTCTGCCCAGAGGCGAACACTTAAGGATAAAATAGTTATGACTGTATCTGGCGAACCCGACTATGAAAAGCAAGTTGATCTAAATTCTAACTTTAGGTCTACCAAGGCTACTGATTTAGAAGACGGCACTTACCTTGGACGAATTGAAAATGCATGGATCAAGGAAGTTAATTCCCCAGTCACTGCAACTGGCAAGCAGAAGATTTTTGAAATCAACCTGGTAGTGGACGGCAAGTCTGTGCAAATCAGCTACTGGTTAAAGTCTGATGCCAACTTCAAACGCTGCCTGATTAATCTTCAGAAGCTAGGTTTTGATGTTCCTCAATGGGGTCCAATGTTTGACCGACCCTACCTAGCCGAGATGGACAAAGCAGGTTTAGAAATGAGGGGCAAAACTCTAAGCTTCAGGAAAGATACCAATGGGGAATACAAAAACATTGTTTTGATGGCCTTGAGTGCAGATAGCATTAAGCCAGCAGCATCAGAAGATGAATTGCCTTTCTAACGACCACCCATTAGGGGTGGCAGGGTTATCATTGCCCCTGAGACAACCTTGATGGGGCTGTCAGCACCCACCCACTGACAGCATTAATATTCATGCGCTTATCAGGCTGGTTTGTGGCATATGAGAGTGCCTTAGTAACACACCTGACTTGTTGTCAGACTAGCCAGCCTGATATTTAAAAACAGAAATAATTAATAAGGATGAATCAAATGAATGAAAAACTACACCTACCCAACCAAGTAAGGTTGGCAGTATCTGCTAAGGAAGTTGCCAGAATGTTAGGCATTGGAAAGTCACAGGTGTTTAAACTGCTTCATGAAGGCCAGTTCCCTGAACCAATTCCCTTGGGGAAAAGGAATCCAAGATGGCTGATTTCTGACTTGGAAAAGTTCTTGGCATCTGGTGGAACAAACTATGAAAACCAAGGGGCAGCACCACTATGAAAGACCAGCAAACCTTCTTACCCTTTATGAAGGGTGATGGCTCAGCGATCAAACAAAACATCCAGCACCAGATGGAAGATGAACCAGACATTTTAAAAGAACGACAGATGAAGGTGATCAAGAGAGCCTTAGAAACCTATCTGGACATCAGGTATTCTTCTAGGCGATTGCTTCTTCAAGAAGTATCAGCACACATAGATGCCTATGTTCAGAGATGGATTGAAGCAAAGTATCGAACCAATCGTCAGATATTAAAAACTAAAAGGCCTAAACAATGACTAGCCAATCCATCCCACATCTACCACCAGATGAACATGAAAACATTAGCGCATTCTTTGAACGCTGCTATGACCTGATCAGGGAAAGGGCCAGCGAGTATGAACCACCTGCTATTAGCCTTGGGAAAATTGCTTTGTACTGGCAGACCTACACCGACTGCAAAACTACTCCCTATGATGTTGCCATCATGATGGCACTGTTAAAAATCGCGCGACTTTCTAAAGGGCATCATCAGGATTCATTGGAAGATGCAGCAGCTTATCTGGCGATAGCCAACAGTTTAAAGGAGCAGGTATGAGCCCAGAAGAACTTGACAACATTATAAATGATCCAAAAACATGGTGTGTAACAGAATTTAACAACACCGCAAAGCTTAATGCAGCAGCACCGGAACTACTCCAAGCTTTGCAGTTTGCATTGAAAAGACTTGAAGTGGCTCAAATGGAACAGCGTTATGATCACAAAACTTTTGACTCGCATGATCACGATTTAGCCATAGACATGGCTCGTGCAGCAATCGCCAAAGCAACAAATTTAAAGGAGTAATCCACTGCACTGAGCCACCTCATCCTACCTGGGAGTGAGGCAAGGCTGGTTAAACTTTGCAGTGGGTTTTTATAACAGGGTGGGGGAATTACCCCACCCATTACTAAAGAGAGAAAAATGCAATTCCTA